TTAGGATTTTCATTAAGCATAGCAGCTAATACGGACTCATCAAAGTCTTCAGAGATCAAAGCTGTATATGGAGAAATAAGTCTAGATACGTTACGGAGCGACATGGACTTATATGCATTCATATCTTTAGAACCAGATAATCTGAATGGAATAGTTTCATCATCTTTAGCTCTACAAGTTTCTGAAATAGCAAAGCCAAACATTTGGTTATTAATCCCATAAGAGAAACCATTGATTGCCATATTGTCGATAACCAAGTCCTGAATATCTTGATATGGAATAGTATTGATAATATAACCAAGCATAAAGAATAGATTAAGCATCTTTTCGCAATTACCAACGAATTTGATAACTTTTGTAGATACAATGATTTGATCATCATCTCTATATCTAAATACTCTATAATCTTCTGGATCGCTATTCGCAGTAAGTTTAAGTTTCTTAACCTTAGTAACTTCATAAGGTCTAGTAGCAAACATAGATGGGAATTTAAACATTCTTAACCCATCATTTTTACCAGTTTCGATATCTTGAACAGTATAGTTGAAAATACCCATAATATTGATATAATCTCCTTCTTGTTCTGCAATATTTCTATCGAAATACTTCTCTGGTATATAAGCTACCATTTCTTTACCCTTAGCTGAGAATAAAATAGATTCTTTCTCTTGCTTGCAGAAATAAGGAAGTTTAGCCATTAATTTTCACTACTTTCTTCTCCAATATTATAGAGAGATTTAAAATAAGGGAATGCTAGTTTATTTTCTTCGGTAAAATCTTCTGATCCTATAAAAGAATGTTTGATTGCCATCTTAGCAATAGATTCTCTTTGTTTAGGATCTGCTCCATTATCTAAAAGATATTTAGCAATAACAAATTGACCATGTTTCAATGCATTATAATAAGGCCAATTACCATAACAATCAACTTTAGCTCCTAGAGAATGCAAATATTTTACAATCTCTAAATCTAGCTTAGCAGCTTCATTAAATCCTAGTTCATCTCCGACATTACCAAAGTTTTCATATAATGGTTTGATATTATGCTCATTAGCAAATTCTACAAGCATTTTTAAACCATCTAAGTTTTTACAATAAATAGCATCCATCATAATATCTTCTATACGGAAAGATCTATTAATTGCTTTATAATTATCATATACTACAGTCATTACCTTCTTGACTACAGATTTCTTTGCTTTTGGAGATTGAATAACCGCAGATAATACATCTTCGTCTAAAGAAGAAGAATGAATTAGAATTAAAGAATTGATTACACTATCTAACCCTTTATCTAATACTTCACCCCATAAGAAAGGATTATTATAAAACTTTTTATGTTTTACAATAAAAGGTTTCTTCTCTTTAAATTCTTCTGTATTAATGTCTTTCTCCATAGAGGATTTGTAATTGTAATCTCTATAATTAATACCATGAGCTAATAGACAGCTCATCAGTTGACTGTCAGTGATAAGTGCTTCACCCATATTGACTCATCTCCTATTCTAAAAATATCTATTATAAGTAAGTCAAGGAAATAGAAAATACCCTAAGGAGAATTAACTCCTTAGGGAATTATTTTAGTTATTGCAATTATCGTTGCAAATACCAGCTCTTTCTTCCCAATCAGCACTCATATTAGTACCGAAGTTATTAAAGCGTCTATCTGCAAAAAGAATTAAACCATTCTTATACATTACTTCTTCATTATCATGACAACCACATTGGTTTTCATAACCATCTACTGGTACATCAAATTGTTTGATAACTTTAGGCATAGAAGTATTTGTTCTACCAGCATTTTTAGCAATAGGAGTTGTATCAGCTTTAGAAGCAGTGATTACACCTTCAGAAGTATTACCTCCAGTTGTGACACCATTACTATAAACGCCACCTTTAATTACAGCATTTACAATAGTACGACCAACTTTAGTACCACCGATGATAGTACCACCTACTAAAGTACCTCCAGTAGATACTAGATTGCCAGTAGTTTTACCACCTTCAATAGTAAATTGTTTACCATTGATACAACCAGTAGCTACACCACCTTCACCAATACCACCTTTAGTAGTACCACCAGTAGTGATATCGCCAACTGTAATACCTCCAGTAGTTACCATATCTTCACCAGTAATAACACCATTAGTCAAAATACTGTTATTGATAACTGGGTTAATGATAGTACCATTAGAAGTTTTACCACCAGATACAATAGTATTGATTGCAATTACATTGGAAATAGTACCAGTAACTGTAGCTTTAGATACGATTTCTGTTTTAGGATCTTTTTCACCATCAACACTACCAGATCTTAAGATACCATTAAGGATTTGACCTTCTGTAATAGTACCATTCATAGTTTGGCCATTGATAACTGTAATTGAAACCATACGGTCATTTTTACCTTGAGCTAAACCATCAACTGTATACCCATTGATCTTACCATCAATAATAGTACCTTCAATAAGATTACCATTTTTATCAATGATAGCATTTACTACAACAGCATCTTTAATCACTTCTGCAGTAGTTGTACCATATCTATGGATAGAATTATCAATAGTAGGATTTTGATCTGCATATTTAGAATATTCGGATACTCCTCGTAGTTGATCAGATTTGATAACTGTTCTACTAGTTGTATAATCTACAGAACTATCTACAGCTAATTTAAATAGAGTATTGTTATTACAATCATAAGTCTTATAAATATCTGTAAGCTTACCAGTAACTTGTTTCAATACACCATCTTCTACATATTGGAATGTGTAAACTTTCCCTGCTTCTAATTCAAGAGAAACATTCATACTAGAATCGCTATATTTGATTGTAACGACTAGAGTACATTTTTGATTTACATCAACACCCAAAATCATAGAAGGAGTACATTGGCAACAAGCAATATTTAAAGGACCATCGGCTCTATATAAACCACTCATCTGACCAGGAGTGATATTAGAATTCTTTGTAGTAGTATAGTCAGAGCAACATCTTCCACCAACTGTTCCGCCATTATATGCTGGAGTTGGATCAAATACATGATTGATATCATAGCAATCATTGCTGCTAGAGACAACAGTGTATTGATTTTTAGAATTGCAAGATTTGCATTCAGGCATTTGCTTTTACCTCCTTTAGAAATTAGTATTATAAAGATGTGAACACACAAGAAGATGGATAAGGGAAATTAATCCCTTATCCATGTAGTTTATTGATCAATTCGTTGAACTGTAGCATTTGTTGCTTCTTGTAGTGGGGTATCCTTGATATCCTCTACATCAGCTGTAATTTCTTTAGCTCTTGCTTCTAATTCTTCCTTAGTAGGAGGATTTGCAGCACTATAAACCAATACTAGCAATTTAAAGAACTCTCTAATTTGATTATTAACTTCTGGATACTCATCAACTTGTTTTTGAGTCATATAAGACCAGATAGAGATATTCTTCATAAGCATCATAATAAAGAAATTAGTACAAGCATCAAATGGAGATACTTTTCTAGCTACTTTAGATAATACAATAGAGAATAAAGCTCCAAAGTCATATTTCTTTTCAGCTCCATCTTTTAATCTAAATCCAAAGTGAACTAATACTGCATCAGCTAATTCTGGTAAGAATGCATTGAATTCAAATCCAGATTTGTTTCTAGCAGTATATAGATCTTCAATAGATCTTCTTAATCTAACTTCATTGTTATAGATCTTTAAGATATTAGTTTTCAAAGCATTGATAAAGATTGCAGGATATGCTTGAGAAGTAAAGTTAGCCATCTTATAAGCTAGATAAACTTTATTGATAAGCTTTTTGGTTTCGTCATTATCTTTATCAGCTTCAGCTTTGAGTTCTTCTACCATAAGATCTCTTTTCTTAAGATCTTTATCTTCATAATAGATATCAAAGATCTTTTGGATATATTTAGCATTTAATTTTGTATGCTTAAAGAATAGAGATCCAGAAATATCGTATTTGCCTTTGAATAGAGGTTCATTTAGTTCCTCATCTAATTCAGCCTCTAATTCTTTAATGGTACGATTCATTTCTTCAGTTTCATTTTCAAGAATTTCAGATGGTTTCAAGATTGTTTCTTCAGTCATAAAATCCTCCAAGTATTAACCCATAGTAGCTGCAACTTTAGGATCGAGGGCTTCGAAATAATCTTGTTGCATTTTTAATCTAACTAATGTGATGATATCACCACGAAGAATATCATTATTAATCAATTGATTATATAATACGAATAACGGAATCCCATTAGTAATTTGAGATAAGAATAGATTAACAATATTAAAATCATTACCATATGCATAACTGTATACAGTACTATCATTAACTTCCATATTCTTAATATAAGATAATACTAAAGGAAGATTAGCAGTAATAACTAATAAAGCATTATCTTGACCAAATACTGCTTTGCCATAATTAGAGCTCATATCTTTATTCAATTTCAATTGTTCTAGATTGAAAGTAGAATAGATATTATCTCTTTCTTCATATAAGAATCTAGAGAAGAAGGATACTAAATAATTATTGAAATTGGATACGAAGAAATCATAAATGAACATTGCTGCCAAATATAGATCAGTATCTTCATTTTCAATAAATTGGAATCCATATTTTTTAGAAACGGATGAAATCACATCTCTATACATTTCTTTCTCTTTAGCAGAGATTTGCTCTTGGTCATATGGGTAAGTAGTATAGAGTTGTTGGAAAGTTTGTTTAAAAGCTTTTACAATATTTGGTTTAGGCAAAGTATCAAAGCGATTAAACATTTGAGTCAAAGTGTCTTCTATAACATTCATAGCATAATCGCTATCAAATTGTACTAGAATACTAGCTAACTGATTATCAGATTGAAGCTCGTATTCTCTGTTGTTCATAAGGAAATCTAACATTAGGCGGTACCTCGGTTATAACGACGAAAAGTTTACAAAGTTCTTATCTATTTGTAACCAGTAGCTTAATTTTTTATATTGAAGAATGTAGATATTATGCCATTTGTCGATAGGTTAGTTTGTATCTAGATCTAACCAATTTATCATTATCATCAGTTTTGAATGTAAAATAACTTCTCCCTGTTACTATTTTAAAGAAATAGTAGAAGTCATCCATAAGATCATAACCATATTTATTATTAATATCATTTTGCAGTATTGTAGAAACGGCATGATGGAAACTAATAACCCAATATTGCATATCTTCAAATTGTTTTGCAGTTTTTTGAATATTTAGGAATCCCAATCCTAATAGTATTCTAAATTGAATAAGTTCTAATAGAGAGGCAGATTCTTTTGATTCTAATTCATCCGCTAACTCTTCTTTATCAATATAAAGATCTTTAGTATTAGAATCTACAATGACTCCTTTCATTTCGCAATAATGATGGTTGTCATCATATATATCTTCTAATTCAAATTTTTCTAAAAACTTTATATTTCTAAATGAAGTTTTATAAGATTTTACCAATTCTGAGTTTAAGACCTCATCTACTATATTATCTAACGACTTACTCATTTTATTGTATTAACTCCTCTTATCATAACTCTTATTATATTTTTAATCTTAGCTCTATTGTAATCCGTTATCTTCTCTATTGTTTTCATAATAAAGATCACGCTCTCCAGCGTTCATAAGATTGTAAATAGAGCCTTGGGACATTTCATCTTCATCTTTATTAAAGTCTAAGAAAACAGATGTAGGAAGGTTGCTATTATTTGATGCCATAGAATATTCATCATCAATAGATACATCATCTGGATTGATTTTATATTTTCTAGCATATGCTTCTCTTACAACTGGATTTTGAAGCATTTCCCTTAAGAGTGCGGTTTCTTGCTTACGCTGTTTCATCATATATTCCCCGAATAATGTATCTACAGCTTTCTGCATTTCTCCCATTTGTTTTTGTACTTCATTGCCTCTATCATCATCAGATCTATTTATATATTCGATCTCTTGAGTGATATCAGTCATATTCTCATCAATACCCATATCGAGAATTTCATCGATATCATCTTCTGTTTTGATAGAGCTCTTTTCTATGCCAAATAGTTCTCTTAAGTTTTTACCTTCATACCATACATACAAACCTACAAGGTATGAGAATATTTGGTCATCGTGTGTTAAAGCAGAGTGTTCTATCTTACCATTACGTTTTACTTCCAACCCACGCATTTCTTGATAGATGCTTGGAGAGATAAATTTGTCTTTATGATAAGTAACACGTTCTCTTAATATTTCTATTAATAGATCACGAACGTTATTTGTAGATGTAAGGCCATATACTTTTGTCTTACGTTTATTTCTGATAATACGATTTCCATCAGTAGTCTCTTCTAAAACCCTGTCTTTGATCTCGTAATAAAGGTTTTTCTTTACCGGAGTTTCCAAAAGCTTGCCAATTACTGATAAACCGTAGCCACCATTACGTTCTACGTTTACTACGGCATTAGGCATCATATTAGTTACTAGATATTGAACTACCCTAGCAAGTTCTATATTAGAAATTGTATTACATTTTAAATCGGCAAATACTCTAGTTGTTTTAGAGTCTATACAAGTAATACAAGAACTATCTTTGGATACACCACCAGATGGATCGACACCAATGATTGGTGGATATTTAGGAACTAAGTTAGATTTTAATGGGATTTCTTCATAAATATTAAATTGATATTTACCAAAGATAAGAAGTGTCTTCTTAGGTTCTTTACAATATTTACGAATGCCATCTAATTCATCTTTAGTGAATGGGTTATTTTCAGATTCGTCAGACCATTCAAGAAGAATTTCACGACGAATAAGAGGCCAGTCCCATTCAAGCTCTTTACATTGTCTTTCAAACCATTCTTCTGTATAACCAAGTTGTTGATAAGTAAACTGGATATGAATAAAGCTTGATAATTTATTAGCGTCTACAATTTCCCGTAATTGTGGATATGTAAGATCATACCATTGTTCACTAAACTTAGAAGCATTGTTTAATACTGTATAAGCATATTTACCTTCATCATTGGTTAAGAAGCCAGGAGTTGTTGTATATACTACACCATAAGGAACATTGTTTTGTTTAGCAATTTCAATGGCCTTACTCATCGCTGGTCTCATATTACCATAGATGGTTTTCATGAATGGAATAAATGCAAATTCGTCAGCCCATAAGAGAGGGAACGTTTGACCCCGAAGCAAATTAGCTGCAGCCATTTCATTTCTAGCTTTAGCATAAGTTTTAATATTGTTTCGATTGATCGCATTTTCCATATAAACTTGAGTACTTTGTACTTGTTTCTTACGAGTACCATCCATTGTAAACTTAGAATCAAATCTAAGATAAGATGGAAGTAAGTCACGAATATTTCTAATACGAGATAAGTTCAAACGACAGTCTTTAGCTTCTTTATTTAGAAGAGAGATCTGCGTATTCTGTGTTCTAAAGTTATAAACGTAAGTATAAAGAACTGCAGTACCGATAGTCTTACCAGTCTGACGAGGCTGTAGTAATAGACAGTCAAAGTTCATGATTGCCATATATAAGAATGCCATATTACCACGGTTCAATAAGAACTTTGATGGCTCACCAGATGATGGGATTCGTACTACTTCTCTAAGATAATACCAGAAGTTATTTCTAACTTCTGCTAATACTTTCATTTTATAAACGGTACTTAAATTAGGATCATGAGGATCAATATTAGCCAAATCTGGATCTAATAGTGCTAGCATAAATCTATGATTTTTAATACCTATAGATTTGAGATAGTTACTCATCTCTATAAAGGTTTGATTAGTTGTTGATCTATGATAATAAACCCTCTGCCCTTGATTCTCGACCATTCTAATTTCATTTGAAGGCATGATTGAAAATAGTCCTCCTTTAACTAGAAACTAATCTTAAAAGCAGATTATTATGTAAATGTCGCAGTTTATAAAATTAGATTTAAACGTATACTATAGTAATGAATATATTTATACCATAGGAGGAATAAATGGAAACAGTATATTTGCAAGTGGTGGATTATGCATATAGAGATTTATTATCTCGCATATTTGGGTCTGATAATCAAATGCTTGAAATGTATCATACTTTATTTTTAGTAATATTCTTAATTATCTTTGCTAATAAAGGTATGAATTTTCTTTTAAGAAGAAATCATATAATATCTAAGATTGTATCTTATCTACTTTATTTTATAATCATAATGATAGACGTGTGTTTAATTTTGGGGTTATATTAAAATGAAAGAATCTTTTTATACTAAAAGCTGTGAGTTTGCAGTAAAAGCTTTTAATTATTTGAATACTAGAGTTAATAGAACTAGAATACCCTTTTTCCAATTAGATACATCTCCCAATAATTCCAGTATGGGTCATGTGGTAAATGGAGTAATGACTTTAAATATTCATAATATTTTAGAATTGGCAAAAAATAATGATAAGTACGATTGGCCTAATATTAAAGGTCTTATAATACTTACTATAGTTCACGAGTTATCTCATATTAATCAAAATATAGATTATGACAGATTTAGTAAAGATGATACATACCATGATAAGATAGAGATTGAAAATCATTATAATGCATTAAATTTTATTCTTAATAGAGAGGAAGAGTTACATGGAGTTTTTGGAGATTACAGTGACGATATTTGTTTGGATCTTGAGCTAACACAACAATGCTTAGAGAATCCACAGTATAAGAATTCTTATAAAATGAGAAATACAGATACGGTTGCTATGATTACAATGGTAAATATGTTTAGCAATGTATCTAAAGCAGAAAGATCTAGGATCTATACTTTGATGATGAATGCTACTAGAGTAGTAGTTCATTATAGAGAAACAAAAGAAGGACCTATATTATTTTCTGATATAGTAAAAGATGAACATGGTATATGGTATACTTATAAAATATTCAATATAGTAAAATTCTTATACAAACTTCCAGCATATAATGCATTAATTATGGCAGAAGGAGGAACTGATCTAGTATTCTATATGACTAGAGAAGAATCATCTACTCCTATATCTGAGAATGCTGGACAATATGTAGCGAATATCATTAATCCACAATAAGAGTAGGGGATAGGCACAAAGCCTATACCCTTATTTTTTTTAATTTTCTTTTTTAAGGTTAATAAATAATTCACACCAGTTTTCTAGTGTAAGATCTACTAATTCTAATATATCTTCTTTTTTGTATTTGTCTGCAAATTCATAATCCTTATCAATATATTCTATTACTGATTGATAAATGCGTTCAAATAGTTTATTATATAAATCGCTATCTATTGACCCTTTATTACCTTCAAATAAAACAGTCGAATAGAAATTTTTAAAATCTTTTGTATCCATTATGGCTGATACAGATTTGCCATCTAGGCTTCCATAAACATTTCTAATTGTTTTTAGTCCATTTTCATCTAACGTTAAATTCTTATCTTGGTATTCAAAATAAATTGTAAAGATATTAAATAATGTGGCTCTTATAACTTCATTTACGAATGCCTCATATACTTTATCTTCTCTTTTTCTTTCATACTCAGAAACACTACATTGGTCAAATAGTCTACATACTATTCTATTTCTAATAGACTTACAACTACTGATAGTTTTCTTATATAAAATTCTTGTAACTCTCCAAGTACTAATTGTGTATTTAAGTTCTTTTTTTATAAAACCTAAATTTGTATGACTTCTTAAAAGAGTATAATAAGTTAGTACAGATACAATACAGATTACATATACTGCTGCAATCAAGAATAATTTGTCTGAAGATATAACGTCAGACTCAGAACCTATAGATATAAAATAATGGTTTAGAATATATGGAGTAAATGCACCTAAAATTATAGTGCCAATAATAACCCCAAAATATGTAGCCTGTAATCTCCATCTGTACATCAAATGAGCTAATATAATACTAGCCAAATCTTTTTTTAGTTTGAAGCTAATTATAATATCTTTCATAGTATAGCCTATCCTTGTATAAGATTCTTTACTCTCCGTTTTAAGAAATCTTGCACATATCTATAGAATTCGTCCTCTTCAAACATACTAGGAATATTATCGCTTGATGAATATTTTGCTAAGAAGATTTTTTGATAAGTTGATCTAAAATGAACTCTATCAAAGAGATTATATCTGTCATCCATATCTTTTCTATCAACGCCTAAGATACAATCGAATAGATCATTATAAATTTTATTTGAGCTTAATACATTCTCAAATTTATCATTTAATTCTTTATCATCATCAGATTTACGTCTGATGATACTATGTTTTCTTAACATGCCAATTCCAGGCGATAATAAATAAACCTTGTCTGGGAAAATATTTAACCCACAATAGATTGAAGAGAATTCATCTATTTCTAAGAACAATTTTCTAAAAGGAACACCTAAATCCTTATACCCAGATTTAGTACAATTTAGTGGTTGGGTTGAGCATAGGTGATTAATAGCAGAATCGAATATTTTGCCTTTGTTCATAATATTATATACCAAAGTGGATAATAGCCATCTATCAAGAATAATAATAATCTTTTCATTCTCTAATTTAGGAGCTATGATATTATTAAAAGTATCCTTCATGTTTATAATCATCAAACTTTGAAGAATATCAGTAGGATAATTTTCAATAGTTAACAGCTCTCTGATCTTTTTATATATCTCACTACCATCATTATATGGAAGAGATAAAGTCATAGCTGTATAACCATCGAATTCTTCAGGATGACTGTTTATGTAATCAGATAACTTTTTACATGTTGTAGTCTTACCAGAACCATCGGTTCCCTCTACAACAATTAGTTTGCCTAAGTGATTATTACTTGAAAACATATATACCCTCCTTTGGATATTATTAAAGTGTTGTTTTAAATTGCCACAAGAATAAAGAGTATACCAGCTAAGGTATACTCTTCTGTCTTTGTTATTATTAGAAATAATCAGCAATGCCATTCAAGATTTCATTTTGAATAGCTTCTTCTAAGGACAATACGATTCTATCGCCATTTTTCAATTGCATAGAAACTGTACGGCCATCTTCATTTAGATTGATTCCATTATATAAGCAATCAAATGTTTCTAGTACTGTTTTAATATTAGCAGATTCAGAAATCAAGAAAGAGTTAATTTGAGATTGAGTCAATGGTACTAAAATTTCAGAAGATTCTGCAAGGTTACCATATTTAGCGATATTATTAATTTCTTCACTACGACGGAATAATTCAGAAGTAGGATTGATCTTATAATACTTCATATCACCATATTGACCAACGGATTCTGTTGTTACGATAGAAGTAGTATATGCTTTAGAATGAGAAGGGAAATATACACGGTCATATGTAATGATTTGCATACCCTTTACAGTCATTCTGCCATTTTCATTTGCCAAGGAACCAACAGCTCTAAGAGAGAAAGAAGGTTTTTGACCATCTCTTAAATCATCATTAAAAGATCTACCTAGATCATTATTAGTACCACGGAAATGAGCTTTTACAAAATTACCATCCATCCAAAGTTTAGTATACCATACTTGTTCTAAAGTTGGATCAATTTTACTTTGACGTGCAAGAGTTGCATCAGATGGATGACCTGCTTCACCTTTAAAGTTACCAGTTTCTACTAGTTCTCTAGTTCTATCAGAGTTGATACCTTTTTCCAATTCATCTGTTGGATAGTATCTTCTATTACGGTTAACTTCATCACCTTCTTGAAGTACACCTTCAGCGATGATAAATCCATTTTTATTTACTTCTTTAACAGTAAATTCTACATTAGCTCTAGTTTCTTCACAGATAATAGAACCTACAAGATTATTTGTATCCAATTATTTTTCACCTACTCTTTAATTCATTATGTATAGAAATTACCTATATGTTTCCCATATACCTATTAAGCAGTAAGATAAGAGTAGATCTTAGTGATCTACTCTTTATTCTTATTTATTTTTGTGGGATTTTTCTTTTTTAGGAGAAGCTTCATTATTTTCAACTTCTACAGAACCTGTTACATCAGCTTGTTCTAAAGATTCTTTTTGTTGTTCTTCCACTTGAGGTTTTACTTCCTCTTTTTTAGGTTCAACAACTGCAGCTTCGGAACTATGACCTGTAACAGTTTCAACGATAGGTTCAGAATATCCTTCTGTAATAGCTTTAGCAGTTTGGATATTTGGGAACTTGGATGGACCGTTGTATGTATTGTAGTTATCAAATCCCAATGGAACTGTAATACCACCAGCTAATACTTCTTCTACTTTTGCTTTGTATTCTAAGCAGATAGCGATATCTTCATCACGAAGAATAACAAGATTGCAAGTACCTGTAAAGCGAACTCCATTAATAGAGAATGCTTTATCACAGTATACGTTAACTAATTTTTTAACCATTTACTATTACCCTCCTAAGGTATATAAGAGAATTAGATTATTAATTAATCGTCATCCTCATCATATTCCATATATTATTTTTTCATAAAAACTCTCATATCAATTCTAAAATTATTCAAATTTGTGGATTGTTGACCAAACCATTCTATCAAATCTAATATATTATCTGGAGTTTTATTGGACTCTAAATCACGTTTTATATACCTAAACATTGCTTTTAATTTGCTAGTACCTTTAATAATAATAGGATACTCGCAAAGTTCTGGGTGTACGGTAAATATTGGATATAGGTCTACTCCTTCTAATACCATTTTATGAGATTTAGATATACAAAATTCTAATATTTTGATACGCCAATTTCTACGCTCAATAATTAATTGTTTCTTTTTAGGAGTGATCGGATTTTCTCCCTCTTCAAATTCTGATTGATAAGAGTCGATGAACTTTAAATACTTTGGATTCTTTCTGATAAACTCATAAAAAGTTTTATAATTATCCTTACAATATTTTACTAACCAATCACTATCTTGAGGATACATTATAACGTCTAAATTTAAAAGCTCAGCTTTATATTTTTTAGATAATTCAAATGATAATGTGGTTTTACCAGATGCTGCATATCCCAAGATAAAACATATATTGAATTTTCTTCCATTCTTGAATCTATCAAGATTTATACATATATCTTCATCATCGAAAAATAATGCATGGTCTATTTCTGATTTGAATAGGCTCACTTAGTCATCACCCTTATCATTGGAGTCCTTTTTGTCATCATCGTCAGAGTCGTCTTTATCCTCATCAGAATCATCGTCCTCGTCTTTATCGTCAGAATCCTCATCGCCGTCAGAGTCTTCATCATCTTCATCAGAATCATCGTCCTCGTCATCATCGTCGCTTTCTTCATCCTCATCATCTTCATAGTCGTCCGAGTCATGATCATCATCATCATCCTCGTCGCTATCCTCATCTTCGTCATCATCTTCATCGAAGTCGTCTTCTTCATCTTCATCATCTTCGGAATCGGAATTTTCTTCTTCCTCTTCTTCGTCAGTGTCGGATTTTTTATCATCAACGATATCAACTAAGATTGTATCACCAGCGTATTCGCCTTTAAGGATTTCTTCTTCAGCTTCTGTTTCTTCATCGATAATTGCATCGATTACAGACATAACAGCATCTTCATGTAAATCTTCATCAAATTTACCTTCTACCATGATATCAACGTTTAGGTTATCTAAAGCCATCTTTTATACCTCGCTTATTATCTTATTCATTAAAATTAGTAATAGGTTGTGGGAAAAGCATGTTTTGATCTTCATCATACTCTTGAGCTTCTTCATCCCATCCACACATGAAATCAATAGTGGAACCATCGATATCATTATCACCAATCATCATATCTTCTAATAGATCTTTTTTAATATCATTTACAATGATTTCATCTACTGGTCTAGACATTAGTATCCTCCTATATTATATTCTTTTTAATCCATTACTACTAATGTAGGAAATATCAATTATTTGCCTTCTAAATAAGATTTACCATTAGTATTGCAAGAATTATCGTCTAAATATTTTTGATATTCAGGACTGCTTGCTCCAGCATTAGGAGTATCTCCGTTTGGTTTACCACCAGATTGCAATCCAGTCATATAAGATCTTAGCATATATAAAATCATAGGAATTTCATAATAAAGATCTTTAGTAAAGTAATAATCTTTGCATTCCAAACTTTCTAAATCTTCTAAATTTAGATTGAATGGGTCTGCAGTCTTATTCATATAATTGATAATAATATTCTTATAGAAATCTTTCTTATCTTCTGTATAAGGATTATTATTTACAATTCTATCAAATAAATCCATACTAATCCAATTGATAGGATCTGCATTAAATTTATTTCTTAGATTAATAGATAACTCCCAATACTCTTCCATTCTATCAACTAATAAGCTATTAGGATCATGAACTGGAACTGGATAGCAACTATTTAAATGCATCTTAGGATTTACATTTTCAATATCTCTAAAAATAGTTCTAGAGTATTCTATAGCGAATGTATCTGGTTTATGAACTGCCTGAGAGATATATAAATAGAAATCATCACTTTCAGAGAAAATACCTGTTCTAATTAGGAACTCTATCAAATAAGGATCATAGATAAACATTCCTAAATAACCATACACAAAGGTTTGAATATTACCTTTATAGAATAGATTAATATAGAATGATTTAAGCATGGTGTATGCATCTCTAACTCTATCTAATAACTGAGCATCGTCAGATAAAAGCATTGGAGATAGATTAGTGCCTACATTACCAGGCATATATTCAAATTCATTTACAAGAAGTTTACCATTAAGGAAACCATAAGATCTTTCACTAGAAGTTTCTAGATTATATCTAATCTTATAGAAGTTAGCCCCAGATTCTAATGTATCTGGAGAGCAAGAGTTTACTCTGAATAATAGAGTATTGTCTCTAAGATAAGTAATCATAAAATAATCATCAACACAAGGGATGATTGTATTAGGAAGAATAATTGCTTCACCTTCAATAGGAGACTCAGGACCGAATTCTCCTCTTTGAAGATCTATCATCATTCTTTCTATACCATAGATTTGGAAGTTTTTGATTTTATTATATCTTAGAGGTGTATTCTCCCCTAGTTGATGATATACTTCTTTATCACCTTGGTCTAAGGTGGAGTGTTTATCATTTATATTCCAATAAGTTACTGTTGTAGGTTTCTTATCAGTAAATAAATAATAGGGGTTATTTGCTAAACGATTCTGTAAACCTGTTACAAGGCTCTCGGTAGTTTTTCTATAATTCGTATTAGTAAAACTTCCCATACTATATTTCACCTCCGAATAAGTAAATACAAGATTATATTGATGTGAACTTAGTACCATTAAACAAAAAAGAATACGGAATCCCATAATAGGATTCCGTTATTAATTATATCATTTCGCTAATATTTTCAATGTAGGATGAAATCACTAATTTAGATTCTTCTCGTAATTCTTCTACAGACTTACTCTCATCTAATAATATACCACAATTCTTAGTATATTTATCATACAACTTATAGAGTTTTGTCTTTTTGTCTACCCAAGAAGATAATCCATTCTTATCAGAGTCTTGTTCTATTAGATTTTTGGCTTTACCTGTTATACTAAATAAAGCAGCAGAAGTTAGTCTAGCAATATTATGCTTCTTAACTGCATCACTTTTAGAAGTATTCATAGAGTTTACCTCCATATCTTTTAAAGAAATATCTCTTCTTTAAATCAGTAATATCTTTCTTCTTATAGTTTTATTAGCAATTAGTTTATAGAGTCATAAAAAATAATGATAGGATAAACAAATATATAGTATAGAGTGTGTATATGTAATAAATATATTTAACCCTAAAGATAACAACCACTTTGTTTAGCTTTTGTTTATTCCTTACCATATTATCAAATCTACTGGCTTATGATTTGACATGGTTAACCTCTTAAAAATAATAAACATAACTCTTTTTATTTATTTTCTATAAAACTATACTAACGGCATGAGAAAATAAGACTTCATTTTAAAATATTATTTACAACTTTTCCTTTCTTGTAAATAACACATATAACACTATAACGCGTTTGCCGTAGTCACGAGCATAACGTTTATTACATATACCCCTATACTGAATGCTCCTTATCTTTATATAAGATAAAAAAATACACGCACTACAAAAAACAAAACACACAGGGATAAGGTCTAAGACCTTATCCCACTCTCTGTGTTAAATATAAAGTCTTACCCAAATGTTTCTAATTAGCTAAATACCTTAAACCCTGGATGGTTTACACCTTTTAATTTATTAGATATAGGATTTGTATAGTCTTTGTTTGGATCAAATGCTGGAACATCATTAGAAGGTTTTTGTTCTTCTTTAACTACTTCTTCTGGTTTGTAATGTTTCTTACAACGAGCATTTAATTTGATTGCTTCTTTTTTGATATGACGAGCAGGATCTATACCTAATTGAATAAAAATATCTGCCATTAGATTTAAAATAAAAGATCCTGTTATAAATCCAATTCTATCAGCTCTTGTCTTCCAATTAGGATATACATCATCTTCATCCCATTCTGGTAGTTCTAAGGAATCGAAATCTACTCTATTACCATAATTTTCAAAGATATATTTCAAAGGTTCTTTTTCTTTATTAATATCCTTTTCTAATTTAGGGAAGTGAATAATACTTGGATCTTCAGAATCTGGTTTGGCAAGGGTTAGTGTTTCATAAGCATATTTTAGTTTATTAAAATATAATTCTTCTACCAAACTCTTATTATAGCTATTAAAGATAACTACATCTTTAGGAACACCGTTTAGAGTTGTTACATTAAAGAATATATAATTATCCCTATCATAACTAAATGGGACTTTAATAACTCCAGTAAAGTACTTGTATTTGTATTCTGAGAAGATATGGCGATTATAATGAATTAATCTAATATCTCTTTTACTATTCTTACTAGTACGAGCTAAAGATGGTGATCTTAGATCTTCTGGTACTTCTCTAATATCCATGAATTTCATAGTAGATTTGTAATTATATTTTACACTAGAAAAATCATGGTTTTGAATATAGACTTCAAATTCTTTCATTCTATATTTCCTCCTTATTCTTAGCATAGCTTATATACATATTCACTTATCTTATCTTTTGATACTCCAAAATCTTTTTCTCCTTCATACATATTCACATGAACGTATACCGGAATTCCTAGAGGAGATATTTTTGCTTTAACACCTTTTAATACATAATCTTCTATATCATTATCTATGTATATATGAAAGGTTACATCTATAAGACTTTGTGTAGTAATAAAATACTTAATAAGGCTTATGTATGTATTACCACCAATAGCTGCAAAGATATTATTATTTCTATTAGCACCTCTTAGATTATAGAATACAGATAAGATATCAAATGTACCTTCTGCTATATGAATATCTATATGGTCATAGATATTACAAACTGAAGGGATGATATAGTATCCACTTCCTTCTCCATCTGAGATAGTATATTTTATATATCTACTATCTAAAGATTTATGAGCTTTCTTTCTAGCTTCATCATTCATAAGATTCCTAAATATAATAGCTGAGTTGTTATTATTTAAGAATCCTATAAAGACGTTATTGATAGTATCTGCAATTGGTTTGGATCTAGTTACTTTATTAAATTTGTTGTGGTTTAGAAATTCATATAAGCTTAAGATTATTTTACAAGATGCTAAATCTTCATAAGTAAGATTTAGACCCAATCTTTTATTAAGATAACTCAATTTATATGCTGAAATTTGATTATCTTGTGGAATTGGTACTTGTAAATTCAATTTACCTTGTCTATTTAAACGATACCTGCTTAAATTAGACACTCTCTTATTGTTAGTTTCGATCTCAGATAATAACTCTGAGTCTATGATGTCCCCACGTCCTGTAAACTCTTCTAGGACCTCTTTGGTTAAAATCCCTCTATGATTGATATTTCTAAAACAATTATACATTGGAGGTTTTCCATCTAGTCCTAGAGAGATATACATATGATGGCCTGTATCGGTCATGCCTTCTCTATTACATAGAGGACAATTTATAGTTACTTCTCTTTTAGCAGATGCATCTTTAGAATCAGGGAACAGCAAATGAAGCTGTTCCCTTAGTCTGTCTGATAATTGGGTATTAATTAGATCTTTATTCTCCATTGCTGTTCACCTTCTTTCATTA